AAGAAAACATTGATGGTAGCAAAGCTATTAAAAAAATAGTAAAAGAATAATTATGGCTATCAGAAAAACTACCAAAGGTAAGAACGCAAACTACAGACCAACAAAGTCTGGAGCTGGTATGACCGCTAAAGGTGTTCGAGCTTATAGACGTGCTAATCCAGGTTCTAAATTAAAGACAGCAGTAACTGGTAAAGTTAAAGCAGGATCTAAAGCTGCTAAAAGACGTAAGTCATATTGTGCAAGATCATTGGGTCAACTTAAAAGATCATCAGCTAAAACTAGGAATGATCCTAATTCAAGAATAAGACAGGCAAGACGAAGATGGAAATGCTAGATAAAATTGTATACAAATTCTTTGGTTGGATTGATGGTATAGCAAGAAAGATTGATGATACTTTAACATTTGATTTTACTAATTTTAGTAAAAGAAAAAAGAAAAAGAAATGAAGAAAAAAGGTTGGAAGAAACCTATACAACAATCCTTAATTTGTGGCTACTGTGTATGGTGCAAAAAGATGCTCATGAGTGATGCAGGAGGTTGGATTGTAACCCATAAGAAACAATACTTTTGCCATAATGGTAAAGATGGTAGTTGTTTTGATAAACATTGTGTGGTAAAAATGAATCAACAAAAGGAGAACAATTATGTATGGTAAGTCAAAAGGTAAAAGTAAGCTAACAGCTAGGCAAAAAACTCTGCCTAAGTTTTTACAAAACAAAATTAAAAAATCTAAAAAGAAGAAGAAGTAATGAAAAAAGGTTATCACAAAACTAAATCTGGTAAGATCGCTAAGAAAGGTCTTTACTATAACATCAACCAGAAAAAAAAATCTGGTACTTCAAAAAGCAAAGCTAAAAGTACAATTACTAAAAAGGCATATAAGAATATGCTATCTGGGTTTAAGAAATAAGTTTCTCAAACTCTTGCCACAACGATTGTTCTGGAGACCAGAATCTTTTTTGGTCTCTTTTCATTTCTATTGAGTGCAATACTGTGGTATGATCTTGTCCAAAATATCTACCAATATCTGTAAGGTTCATACGATACTTTTCAAATAATATATTGTGTATTACATTTCTTGCTCTAACAATATCTGTGGTTCTACTTTTTTTCATTAAAGTTTCTTTATGTACTTCAAAATGTATGCAAACTTTATTAATCACACTTTGTACATCTGATGGTTTTGGTTTTGTAACAGTGTAACCTACAATTTTTTTTACATTACTATCTTTGATTGGTTCTTTTTGTAAAATGTTTACAGCATGTAAAAAACCTTCCGAGAACCCTACCTCATATAATCTTTCTTCTTGGCTCGTAAGAAGGTAAAATGCTTTCTTAACTTTGTATATAAAATTGTTTTCGTTTATTTGTTTTATGTGTTGATTATAATGTTTGCTTACATTTATGGTCATAGATCCCCCTCGTGTTCCTTCAGTTTTTTTAATAATAAAATTAATAACTATTTACTAGCCATTAATCTTTCTTTTGTCTGCTCTATCTGCCAAAGTAATTTATAAGAATCTTGTTGATACTTATTTACTTTAACTTTTGCTTCCAGATACTTCTCGTGTTTTCTCGCTTGAAGATCCTTTAGCTTTTGCAGACGCAACCGGACTTGTTCCATCTTGCTCCTTTTTTACTGTTGTAAAATCAATCCTTAAATTATCAATTTTACATTCTACAAGTTCTCCATTATTGGACACATTTGCAGCTTTCTCCACATCATCAAAGAGTTCTGTCATAGTAAAATGACAATCTCCATTAATAATTCTCTTATACTTACTCATTTTTATCCTTTTTGGCAACCTCTTTTTTGTGTATCTCTCTAGTCATTTTATTGTAGACACTCAAATCTAAATAGTTATCTGCCTTAAAATTTTTTGTTGATCTGTATAGTTTTAATCCCATCATTAATTGACCTACTTGGTGCGGTTTTATTCGTTTTTTTAAATTATCAAACAGTATCAGTGTAAACATTTCTGCTAATAAAACAAAGTTTTCTTGGTAGTTACCATAATCTTTTTGTCGATCATCAATAACTTTTTTTTCAATCTCTTGATCTAAATCTGTTATTTTTTTATCCATAAATATATTGAGGTGTCTTGGAGGGGAAAACTACCGAAAGGGAACTAGAAAGAAAAACCCCTCCAAAACTAAATATAAGTTACTTAAAACTTATATGATTGTTTATTACCATAATTGGGTTTACTTTGAAACCCTTTATTAGGAGTTGCTGATGGTTTATCTTCGTTGGCAGTAGGTGGTGTCATCTTGATTGTAATCCCAACAACATTGCCTTGCTCATCCTTATCATCCCATCCAGCTTGATTGTGCCAAATGTCTCCTATCTTTACACCTATGGTCCATTTCTTACCCTCTGGTGCTTTTAGGTTTGGCGGTGCTACCCAATCCGGTTGGTTCTCCGCATTTTTGTTTTGGTTTCTTACCAAGTTACACCATACTACATCTTCACTCATGTTTGCTCCTTTGTTATTGTCAGCTTTTACTGACCATTATTTAATTGAAATTCACGAGTTTCAGCAATATCTGAAATTTGTCTGTATGCTCGTAAATTGTTTCTTAATAGATACTCAACACTTGCTCTATGCTTTTCTTTAGCAATGTTAAAACCTTTTATAGTTTCAGCATTTTTAAGTTCATGTTTTATATCTTCTACATCTATACTATCATCAGCATAGGTAGGTTCTTCTACAGATTGCTCTGGAGAATCTTGTTCAAATGGTTTGGCTTCATAGCCATCCTCATCTTTAATTCCTGTTTTAAGATTTAATAAATTTAAGAACGCATACTTTCTTGAGTATGACATGGCATTGCCGGTTCCAAACTTATCGAGATTGCCAAATGCTGAACAACCATCAACAAGTATATGTTGGGTTGGATCATCAATGTCATAAACTCTCATAGTACATACGACCATTACTTGTTTTATATTAGGTACAATCTCTGTCAGATAATTACAGGTCGCATACAAACCATTATCTAATAATGCTTGTGTAGCTACTTCTTGAACTTTGTCGTGCAAAAGTGGGTTGAAGTGCATCCCATTTGCTTTCGTGCCTTTCTTGACAGACCCTGCACTTAAACAGGCATCATGTAGTTTTTGATATATATTTTTTTTATTCATGTTTTATTCCCCATAGGTTAGTTATTAGTTTTTCTTGTTCTGGTGCTAAATCCTTATAATAAAAAGGATGATACATATCTGGTGGCTCACACATTTGTGCAAGTTCAGATAAATTACCTTTACAAAACATAATCATTCGTTCCCATAAAAGTATTTTCTCAACCATTTTAAAGTAAAGATATTCCAGATGGTCTTTCTTCATTAGTTCATGCGATTGATCAAAAGTAATATGCTCTTTGTCATTTACATAAATTAAATATGGTATCTTCTTTGTACACATATAATAAAATGAAGTTTGTGTAAGGTTATCTGTGGTAGGTTCAGTGGGTAAGGCTTGACTACTCATTGTCCACTCTTCCTTGTTCTTAACCTTTCTAATATTAGGTGGTTTAGTTTTAAGTTCTATAAATTTTGTTTTAGTTTCATAGTCTACTCTGCCGGTAATAGGTTTAATCATTGTCATTTCTTTGTGCTTGACATATTGCTCACAAACTAATTTTTCATCACCAACTAAATCTTGCACAACCTTTTTAGTTACCCCAATACAATCATGTGCATACGAGAGCATTTCTTTTCTAGCGAACTCATCTTTAGCATCTACCGGTGGTTTTTGTTTTATAATATCTAACTCGCTATCAAAACATTTTTGATAATCTCTATCCCATTTTGTTTCTTTAATTGTTTTTGATTTGTAAATTACATCTGCAATTAATTTTTGTACTGTGTTATTAACTAGATTGCCGAATGATGGTTTGTATCTCCATAACCATGATCTTCTAATCTTTTCTAAAAAAGAATAACTGATTAAATTTTTAGCAAAGGGTGTTGATGTACTAGAATAAGACCAATGATCTAATCCCTCTCCACCATTAAATATTGCAAACGCTTCAGCTATTAGCTGTTCTTGTGTTTTTTCTTTAAGTTTCATAAGTTCCTTTTTTTCAAATCTTTATACACTAAATTTTTTTATTGTAAAGCTATAAATATAATATATATACCTCTATATCAGATCAATTAGGAAAGGAATTATGACACTTGAAGAGTATAGAAAAAAAAAGAAACTATCCTATTATGTCTTTGGACAAATGCTAGGACTTAATGGACAAAATCCGGGTACAAGCGTAAATCGTTGGTGCTTGACAGCTAAAGTTAAAAGGTTTCCAGATCCAGAAATGGTAAAGAAAATTTTAGAAGTAACTAATAATGAAGTAACCATAGAGGATCTTTACAGTGCGTGGTACGAAAAAGTTTAAATATAAAAGAGTAAAAATTATTTGGCTGGATATATTAAATGATAATTCTTGGTTTGATAGTTTTGATGATGTTGATAAAATGACTTATGCTTGGTGTCAAGATACCGGTTATTTGTATTCTAAAGATGCAAAGATGGTTAAGATATTTACATCTTACTCTCAAGATGGTGATAAAATTACAATAGGTAATGTTACTGTATTTCCTAGATCAATAGTTAAAAAGATTGAGGTATTAAAATGACCTATGAAGGTATGTTTGATGAGGTCGAGTGTAAGCATGAACTAAAAAGAGCCAAGAAATATATTGAGAAACAAGCTAGTATAATTTTTGCACTTGAAAAAGAGATAGAAGAAAAGAATAACGAGATTATAATAATAAAAGGTAAACTGAAAGATCAAAAATAATATGAATAAATTTCTTTTAATAAGAAAAGAAAATTGCAAAAATTGTAATAAAATTTATGTGCCTAAATCTAATAATTCAAAACATTGTTCTAGTAGTTGTAAATATAAATTTTACAGAAAAGGTAAAACTTACAAAAAAAAATATAAAGAATATATTATAAGTGAATCATTTAAAAATTCACAAAACAAGTATAAGTCATCCGAACATGGTTCTAAAAAATTAAAAGAAATAAGAAAAAAATATCAACCTATTGCAAATTTTAAAGCTAGAACAATTTATAGCAAAACAGACAAAGGAAAAAGATTAGCAAATTATCATTGTGCTTTAAGATATAGTAGAAAAAAACAAAGAATACCTAAATGGATAAATGAAGAAGAAAAAAATAAAATTAAATTATTTTATTTTAATAGACCAAATGGGTATGAAGTAGATCATATTATACCCTTATGTGGTAAAAATGTTTCTGGTCTACATACTTTTAATAATTTACAATATTTAACCTCTGAAGAAAACAGATCAAAAAATAATAAATTTGAAATAAAAAATGGCTAGATGGACTTATGCTTTCAGCAATGGAAGTTATAACGATTGGCACAGAAAATACGAAAATGTGGCAATGATCGATATTGATAGTGTTGAGGTTTGTCCTCGTTGCTACGAACCTTTGGCTATATTGGAGACTTGCTACGATAAATCACAAAAATTTAAGGCTACAACCCTTGCAAAGATAGTCGCTAGTCGCTTAAATATACCCTGCTTTTTGGTATTCTATAAGAATTTGACCGACACCACCCTAACCTTTAGGATCAAGCGTATAACTAGCTCTCCGACAGAGTTTGAGTTGATGAATGAGGATCAATGGGTGTCCATCTTGCTAGACCTCCAACACAATCATAGGAAAGTGTGCGTACATGAACAATAGTCGTGCTTTTTTACATATAACTTATAAATTATATGGTCATTTGGATAAATTAAGCGGTACTAAAAAATCTAACTGTATCAACTGCTACTTGTCTCTTATGAAACATGCTTGGAAGAAGAATAACTATGAGTGTGGCTTGAGGTATTCAACTGTAGCTAAAGAAACTAAATTATCTCGTATCACTGTCAGACGTACCCTTGATACTTTGGAAAAACTTAACGTCATATCCACTGTTAGAGGTAGGTCTGGTAAAACCTATAAGATTAATCAGCTATTTATCAAATCAGAATCAGATGGATCAATTTTATACACTAATAATAATAAGATGTATAAAAAAGATCACTCAGATGTATATAATAGATCAGTATTAGAAGAAACAATATACATTAATAATATAGATACAATTATAAGAGATAATAGGAATGATAAAGATAGTTTAATATTAAACTTATCAAAGCTCCCCCTGTCAGAACTTAAATCAGATACTAAAAATCCATATTATATAAAGTTAGCTATTGAGAAAAAAGCTGAACTAGATCGTGAAAGTAAGGCTACCTATGTACATCCTCAAAAGATAATTAATGAATTAACCAAGATTAGTAAGAATAGTAACCCCAGATATAGAGAAAAGGTTGCGTTCAATAAAAGAAATAATCTTGATTATAAAGGTAGACCAAAGAAATAACAATGCTCTATTTCCATTACATTACAATAGAGAATTTGTCATGGTAGGTAGACCAATGAGAAAAGTTTTCTGTCAAGGCTTTACTCGTGCCGGTAGACGTCAAGGGAAACTAATACCATGTAGAATGAAAGGTTATGAACTTGCAAATGGTACTTTTTACTGTAAATATCATGGGTATCAAAACAAACTAGGTTTCAGAAAAGCTAAATTTACAGATGAAACAAGGATAAAACAATTAAGTAAATTACAACAATTTAGGAACTATACAGATGACCAACTCAAAGAATACTATTACAACCAAGTCAAAGTCAGACTTGATAACAACCAACCAAGCCGATACAATCTGCGAAAAACTCACGAGAGGCTTAACTCTTACAGAAATACTAGAGGAAAAACATTACGATTTCAGCTTGATGAAATTTTATCATTTCTTAAAAAAAAATCCCGAGATGAATGAGAGGATAACAGAGGCTAGAAAAAATGGTGTTCAAACTTTAATAGATAAACTGTTGCAAGTCTTTCAATATCAAGAGGTAGAAAACCCTAATCAGATACTATGGATAAGGGAAAAGACAAAGTTTATAACCTTCCTTGCCAACAAGCTAACAGATTTATATTCAGATAATAAGGTACAAAATGTTAAGACAGATCAATCAATTAAAATTTCATGGGAGGATAATCAAGAAGAATTGATTGATGTAACTGCTGAAGATGTTTCAACAGCTACACCAGATAAAAATTAATCTTTTTGTTTTTATAATAAAGATTAATGTAATTTGTAGTCAAGATAACAATTATCTGTTAATGATAATAGTCTTTCCATTTCTTTTTTTGTTAGTTTTTTAACTTTTTTATATTCTTTTTCTAATAGTTCAGATTGTTTGTAAGTTTCATCATCACCAAACTCTCTTAAAACTTCTATTAAATGTTGAATACCATTTCTCCATGAAAGAGTTTCTCTATAATAAGTTCTTTCATCATTATCATATAAAGTTATTGCGTTCCATTTACTCATTATTATTCCCTTTCTTGTTGTTGTTTATAATAGGTGTATATTACACCTTTAGCATTTAAAATATTTATAAGTGTTAATCTCATAAGTTCTTTTAAATTTTGTTTATACTGTATAGATTGTTTCGTTTTCATCTAGTTCTCTAATTTCTACATTATACATTTTAAAAAAATCTTCTACTGTTTGATTTGATTGTTTAAAATAGCTTAAACTTAAATTGTCATCAAATACATCAATAACAAATTGTCTTGATACTTCTTTTAGTTTTATTTTTTTCATTTTATTTTTCCCTTTTGTTTATTAGTTAAGCATTTCTATAACTTCAATATAATCTGATAACCATTTTTTTGCATCAGACCTACATTCAAAGTCTTTGTATATTTCCCACATTCTTGATTGATCATCTAAAATATCATCATTCATATCAACTTTATCTGGGTTATGTATTGTTATTTTGTAAGTAGTTTTATTACTCATTTGTTTCCTTTCTGTTAGCTTTGTCAATTATATCATCTGGCAAAGGTACTATATCGTAATCATAATGTATGGCTAAACTGTGGTCATCAAGATCTATTTCTTTATTTATTTTTTTTAAATAATCGTTGAAACCATTGATTAATTTACCTATTTTACTACTATCATCATTCATTTATTGGTCCATCCATTTGTTATTTATTTTTATTGATACAACCTTACACACATAACCGGAATTATATCTAATACCAACTTTGTCATAACTATGATTTGTTGCATATCTTTTAGCACCTTTTAAGGTCCTTGAAACGTCTGTATATATATTGTCTGGTCCTGTAACTATTCCATAACTATTATTATTTTCCATGTTTCCCTTCTATTTGTTTAAGTCTGTTAAAATATAAGTACCATTTTTAATTTTGGCTCGTGTGTCTTTTATAGTTTCATTAAGAAATATATTTCTATATTTGCCTGTTGTGTTTGAGTAGTTCCAATATTTTTGATCTAACTCTACACGATCACCATTTAATTTAACAATCATAGAATTGTAACTTTGAAAATAAGTGTTTCCATTGTCATCATTTACTATAAATTGATTTGCTATTTTGTTTCCATTGTTGCTTGTTATGTTTTGTACTTTCATTTTAGTTTCCTTTCGTTAGTTAATTAAAGTTAATAAATAAATATGGCTATAATTAGGCAATTATTGACTGCCTTGCATATAGCTTTTTACATCTTGATTTATTTGTTTTTCTTCTAATATTTGCGTTCTAGTTTTACCTAAATAACTATTTCTAGAATTTCTCTGCAAATGCTTTTTTAGTAAATTAAATGATTTTGTAAAATCATCAAAATTAGTTCTTTCATCAATATCATCTTCAGTAAGTCTTAAACCCTCATAAAATAAATGATCTTTAGCTTGTTTCATTAATTTAGAATAAGGTAATTTTAACATTACATCTAAATCTTTGTCATCAGTTGCTTTGTGTAATAAAATTGATGTTAATTCATCTAATGAAATACCAGATGTTTTAATTGTAAAAAATTCCATTACTTCATTTGATTTAGTCATTTTTAAAGTCATATTATTTAGTTCCTTTATTTGTTGATTTGTTTTAAACATGATTAAAAGTAATAAATTGATAAGGCATGAATAAGGTTAGAATAAGATGATTTTGCCACAATTCATGTGTGATATATTTACAACAGTATTATAGTTTATAATGGTTCTAATGTTTAAGTTGATAAGAATAGAAATTAAATAAGATTAATAAAAGTTCCTATTCCTATTCATAGACCACCAACTTTTTTTGTGCGTTAAAACAAACGACAGTATTACTGACCTATATCTTAAATGTATGGTTGATAATTAATGATTATAGGAATTACTATTGATATTCTTTTCTTATTACTAATCTAAAAAAGATATATATATAGAACAACACCCTCTTTTTTGAAAACCTTGACCCCCTATACCCCCAAAAACCACCCGCTTTTTTATATATATATATAGACCGGACTTGAGGACACCCTTACAGCCACTCACCCCTTTATACAAAGACATCTTTTCTGTTTTATTTTTTTTAAAATCCACTACATGTAGTATATGGATTACTTTAGTGCAGATGATTTAGATTCAGTTGCTTACATAGAAGAAGGTACAAACAATGTCATCATTAAGTTTTATGGCTTTCCCAATAAAATATCAGCCGATCTATTTATCAGCTATGCTATGCTCAATATGGGTTTTGATTATCACCCTATAGATGGTATGAAGTCAGACATGATACACTAGATATGGATATTAAAATACCCTACACACCAAGAAAGCACCAGGCTCATTTACACAAACAAATAGATAAGCACAGATGGAATGTATTAGTTTGTCACAGAAGGTTTGGCAAAACAGTATGTATGATTAACCACCTAATTAGGTCAGCATTACTGTCCAAACAGAAAAACCCTAGATACGCCTACATTGCACCCACCTTCAAACAAGCAAAAAGTATTGCATGGGATTACATGAAACAGTTTACCGCCAAGATACCCCACACCAAGTTTAACGAGACAGAGCTGCGTGTAGATTTGCCTAATGGCTCTCGTATCACTTTGCTAGGCTCAGAATCGCCAGATGGATTAAGAGGGATTTACCTTGACGGATGTGTGATTGATGAATATGCAAACGTCAACAGTAAGCTATTCCCAGAAATCATTAGACCAGCATTATCAGATAGAAAAGGTTACTGTGTGTTTATTGGTACACCTATGGGAATGAACAATAACTTTTATGAGTTGTACCAACACGCACAAGGTGCGGAT